GCATGTGAAGAAAGAAGAAAGAAATGGAATCTACTATTTCCATCACGTTCAAAGCCTAGAGAATTAACCGAAAAAGAGTTATGTGATTGGAAAACTTTTAAAGATAACAACCCTACATTAGACCTTGCAAATAATCAAAGGTTGTTTTTATGTAAGATATATTCTGATGTGTTTCAAGTGCCTTATTATGAACCTTGTTTAAATTGTAGTCCAAGGCCTTATATGGTAATGATTGAAAGAATGGATATGATTTATAAAACTTATTAGCAATCAATAATGATTTAATATGCAATTGATTAAAATATCAGAAGTTAAACGGAACCCAAATAATCCGAGAACCATTAAAGATGACAAATTTGCAAAGCTGGTGCAGTCTATTAAAGAATTTCTATAAATGCTTAAATTACGACCTATTGTTGTTAACGATGACATGATTGTATTAGGTGTAAATATGCGATTAAAAAGTAAAATGTTAAATTTATGTTAAAGTTATAAATAGTAATACAATATATCAAATAAGGTTGTATCTTTGAATATCGAAAAGCAATAAATCTTTAGATTAACAAATAGAAATTATGGCAACTACAAAATTAACAATAAGAGAAATTAGAACAATATTATTTGAAACTGAAAAATATACAGTTATTGGGTCTGATGAAATGACAAATAAAGAAAGTAGAGATTTTCTTTATGCAAAACAAAATCAAGAAGAATTTTTAAATGTAATTGACAATAAAAGTCATTTATTAATCTGGTAGCAATGGCACAAATACTAAAACCTAACCGCCTTGACAATCGAGGCGGTCATAAACCGAAAACCTCAACTAAAAAGATGTTTACGTACAGAGTAGAAGAAAGCCAACACGAAATGTTAAAAGAAATCGCTAAAAAATTAAATGGTTTATGATTATAGAAACTAAAAAATTAAGCGAATTAAAACCCGCACCTTACAACCCGAGAAAGTCAAACGAGAAACAGGAAAAGCATTTAAAAGCATCTTTAGAAAAGTTTGGAGTAGTAGAGCCTATAATTTTTAATAAGCAAACAGGATATATTGTTGGAGGTCATTTTCTAGTTCGTGAACTTAAAAAGCTAGGTTACAAAGAAATCGATTGCGTTATTGTAGACTTGAATGAGCAAGACGAAAAGGAGTTAAATATACGTTTAAACGCAAATACTGGCGAATGGGATTTTGAAGACCTTGCTAATAATTGGGAAGCTGAAGAGTTAACCGAGTGGGGTTTGGATGTTCCAGAATTTGATACTGATGAAGAATTTACAGACAAAGAACACAAGGACTTATCAGATGATTTTAAAGAAACGTTTGAGGTGATAATTGAATGTGTTTCAGAAAGGGAACAGGAAACTGTATTTAATAATATGATAAAAGATGGATACAAATGCCGAGTTTTAACATTATAAAAGAAAGCAAACCTTTAGAAACTTATAGGGTTTCAAGCGTTTTAAATATGTTTGATTTAGATATTTCTAAAATAAAAGAACATTTTGAAGGTAATATTGATATTGAGGGCAAAGATTGGAATATAGGTTTAATCGTTGGAGGTTCAGGTACAGGAAAATCCACAATAGCAAAAGAAGTATTTGGCGAAAATTATTTTACTGAAAACGTTTATAATTCCGAAACTGTAATTGATGATATGCCACAGGAAAAAAGCGTTAAGGACATAACCAAAATTTTTACAAGCGTGGGTTTTGCATCACCACCGAGTTGGCTAAAGCCTTATTCTGTTTTGTCGAATGGTGAAAAAATGAGAGTTGATTTAGCAAACTGTATTTTGCAGGAAAAAGAAATAATTGTGTTTGATGAGTTTACAAGCGTAGTTAATCGAGAGGTTGCAAAAACAGGAAGTTATGCAATTTCAAAAGCAGTTAAAAAACTAAATAAAAAATTTATTGCAGTTGCTTGCCATTCTGATATTATAGAATGGTTAGAACCCGATTGGATTTATAATACTGATGAACAGAGGTTTTTTTTTGCTCAGGCGAATACAAAAGACCAAACATCGAACTTCAAATCTTTAGGGTTGGGAATGCAAATAAAAAACAAGTTTGGGAAGTATTCCAAAAGTATCATTATTTAGATACAAAATTACATCCAGCATCAGAACAATGGGTGGGATTGATAAACGGTGAATTGGCGTGCCATACTGGAGTTATTCAATTTCCAATGAGAAAAGGTTGGAAGCGTGTTCATAGAATGGTTGTGCTTCCAGATTATCAAGGTATAGGAATTGGGATTAAATTTATAAACGAGGTTTCAAAAAATTATATCGAAACGGGTTTTAATATGAATTTAACAACAACGACACCAGCTCTAGTTGGCGGATTGAGTAGGAATGATAAATGGATTTTGGTGAGGGCAAATAGAGTAAAAAACACGAGAGATAAAAATAATCAAAAGTACTACGGGGAAAAAGAAAATAAAAAACTAGGTATGTCTTCAAACAGAATAACATATTCATTTAATTTTAAAAAGTAACAATTGAATAACAATTGAATAATGGCAAATAATGAAAACTTATTGAAGCGCAAAGGTTTTGACGTAAATCCGCAAAATATTAACCGCAAAGGTGCACCAAAGACAAAACTTCTTAAAGATGTTTTAACGGCTGAATTGCAGACCGAAAGTAATGGCATTGATAAACTTACCGCTATCATAAACAAGCTTACTACAATGGCGGTTAAGGGCGACATGAACGCTATTAAAGAAGTATTAGATAGGTATGCTGGTAAATCTACACAGGTAGTGTTTCAAGAAAATGTTAATCACAATATTGAACTAACACCCGAAAGAGCAAAAGAAGTAAAGAAAATATTTGATGCTGACTATTAACGATTTAACGGTTAACGATAAATTAAAATTTTGTGAAGCGCATTTGTTAAACTTTACAAAATATATTTACAAAGAAAATCACAGGCGCACCTTTACCGTTGCGCCTCACTTTGTTTTAATGGCAAACGCTTTAATGAATGTTATCAACGGCAAAACTAAACGCCTTATAATTAATATTCCGCCTCGTTATGGCAAAACGGAATTGGCAGTAAAAATGTTCATAGCTTATGGATTGGCATTAAATCCACAATCAAAATTTATACACCTTAGCTATTCAGACGATTTAGCATTAGACAACTCGAGCCAAACTAAAGAATATATCGAAAGCGATGCGTTTCAAGAACTTTGGCGAATGCAATTAAAAAAAGATGCACAAGGAAAAAAGAAATGGTTTAATCAGTTTGGCGGTGGCGTTTATGCAACCGCTTCAGGTGGTGCGATCACAGGATTTGGTGCGGGAGTTACTGATAGCGAAATATTTAGCGGTGCAATTATAATCGATGATCCATTAAAGCCAGATGATGCGCTTAGCGATGTAAAGCGAAAAGCTGTAAACGAAAGGTACAATGGAACAATTAGAAGCCGTGTGAACGATAGAAACACGCCTATAATTGTAATTATGCAAAGATTGCATGAAGAAGATTTAAGTGGTTATTTGTTAGATGGTGGTAGCGGTGAACAGTGGGAGCATTTATGTTTGCCAGCTTTAGACAAAAATAATATCCCTTTATGGGAGCAAAAGCATAATTTCAAGGAATTGGAACAAATTAGGCAGGCAAGCCGTTATAATTTTGCGGGTCAATACATGCAAATCCCATCGCCAGAAGAGGGAGGAGAATGGAAAAAAGAATGGTTTGAAATAATAGATAAATCAGAAGTTCCAAACGGTTTAAAGTGGGAGTTAATTATTGATGGTGCTTATACAAAGAATACACAAAACGATCCAACAGGTTTACAAATAGGTGCTAGAAGTGGAGATAATTATATAATTTATCAATCCATTGATAAATATTTAGAAATGCCAGAACTGATACAATATATACCTAAATTTATTGATTCGTCAGGCGTAAACGTTTCTTTAACATTAGTAGAGCCTAAAGCATCTGGTAAGTCTATAGCACAGTTATTAAGAAGTGGAACACGTTTAAATATAGCAGAAATAAATACATCTTTTGTTAATACATCTAAAATTGAAAACGTGCGCACGTGTTCGCCTTATATCGAGGGTGGCAGAGTTAAGCTAGTAAAAGGTGTTTGGAATGATTCATTTTTACAACAAGTGGGAACATTCCCAAATGCTAAACACGATGAGCATATAGATTTAACTTGTTATGGGATAGAAAGAAACCTATTATCTAGAGTAAAATTTGATATAAGGTAACTTGTCACAAAACTAAACTAATTACGTTTTAAATATATGAAAGTTAATTTACCAGAAAATATAAGCGAAATTACATTAAATCAATTTCAAAGATACATGGAACTTGTTGAAAGGGATTTAGATATTATGAATT